TCAAGCCGTTCGTGCCGTCGTGGACGCCCAAGCAGTTCAACATCATGTGGGACCAGTTCTCGCACCAGACCAAGGTCAACTACATCCGTAACCTGATCGAACCCAAAGACTTCTGACAGCAACCGTCTGTCAGGGGAACCGAGAAGACAGGAGAAGCTGATGACGAATCCGCCTGCCCCGCAAGGGCCTCAGCCGCAACCGGGCGTCCCTCCGCTGCCGCCTCCTCCGATGCCTCCGCAGGGCCCGCAGACCAATCCGCGTCGATGACACAAGGGCTCCCGCCACAGGGTCCTCAGTTCCAGCAGGGGGAGCTCGATGGGGTGTACAACGACCTTATCGCCCCGGTCTTCCATGGGTCTACGGAAGAGGTCATTCTGTGGCTTCTGAACAGGCCTCCGGGCAGGTACTACGCCCGTAGCGGGAAGACCGGAACGCTCATGACCGAACACGAGTACCTAGCTCTGTATACCTGATCTTCAGGGGTCGGGGATGGGAGTGTGAGGGCAGGGAAGGGGATCTTCGGGTCTCCTTCCCTCGCCTTACCCCTTAGTTCATTTTTCGCACCACGCAACCCGCAAAGGAACGTGCACCATGTCCGACAACGTCATACCCGTTGGTAACACTCCGCTCTTCGAGGAACTGGTCCGGGAGTACGAGCTCCGCGGTAAGCGCTTCTCGAGCCTCCTGTCGCCAAAGGGAGCGGATAACCTGCAGCCTGCACGCCCTCTGTTCGTCTCCGGGCCGGTGGCCATCAAGTCCTGGGGTGTAACTGCTCAGGAGGCCGGTACGCGCCTCAAGGGGCTCTCTCTGTCTCTGCCTCTCGCGAAGGACACCGTGGCATACCGAGGTATTCGTATCGCGAGGGTGCACCCGGAGATCGTGGAGACGTTCGACCCGGTCTCGCTCATCGAACAGTCGGTCAACCCGGACCTCCACATCGCGAACCTGGTGAAGAAGTTCCGGGAGGACCACCCCGACGTCCACCCCGTCCACATATCCCTGGCAGACAACATCGACGGGACCATGACCGTCACCGTGAAGGGAGGTCGGGAGCAGACTGACGAGGACGTGAACGCTGAGCCCAGGCCCATCGCCGTCAACACGCTTTCCGAGGTGCTCAGGACCAACTGCGACCGTATCGAGGAATCCTTCAACGTACGCGGCGAAGCGACCGTTCTGCCGCCCGTCATCAAGACTGGTTTCCAGGTTCGACAGGAGGAGCTCGCCGAGTCTCTCAAGGACGAAATGACCATCGACCCTGAGACGATCGACCCGAAGTACCGTTCCATCGGCGAGAACACTGCCGACGTCCTGTACATGAAAACCTCCACTTGGGGGAGTGATGAGGAGTAAGAAGTGGCCGTTACCCTGTACCCACATCAAGAGGCTGCCATTGAGGAGCTCTCTAGTGGCAAGATCCTCTGGGGCGGGGTAGGGACCGGTAAGTCGCTCACCGCAGCGGTTTACTACATGCGGAAGGAAGCGCCGTTGGGGAAGGATGTCTACGTCATCACCACGGCGAAGAAGAGAGACTCTCTTGACTGGGAACGGGAGTTCATTCGAGTAGGCGTTGGCAAGGAACGAGGGCCGTACTGCGGCAAGCTCACCGTCGACTCGTGGAACAACATTGCCAAGTACAAGAACGTCCGCGGCGCTTTCTTCATCTTCGACGAGCAGAGGCTTGTCGGAAGCGGGGCCTGGACCAAGGCCTTCGAGTTCATCGCAAAGCACGGAAACACCTGGATATTGCTCAGCGCTACTCCAGGGGACGTGTGGCTCGACTACATGTCTGTGTTCATCGCCAACGGGTTCTACAAGAACCGTACCGACTTCCGGGACCAGCACGTCGAGTACGACGCGTATAGCAAGTTCCCGAAGGTCAAGAAGTACCACAATGTCAACAAGCTCGTGAAGCTACGTGCCAGCCTGCTGGTACACATGCCTTACGAGAGACACACCACACGCGTCGTTCAAGACGTCACCGTGGAGTTCGACGAGAGGCTGCTTGACTCAGTCCTCAAGGAACGCTGGAACCCGTTCACGAATGCTCCTGTACGGAGTCTGGCGGAGTTCTTCTACACCATGCGCAAGGTCGTCTACTCTCATCCGTCGCGACTTGCCATGGTCCAAAACTTGATGAAGCGCCATCCACGCCTCATCGTATTCTACAACTTCGACCACGAGTTGGAGCAGCTGCGAACACTGTCTGGGGAGACGACCGTAGCTGAGTGGAACGGGCACAAGCACGAAGAGGTTCCGGACTCCGAGCGGTGGGTGTATCTCGTTCAGTACACCGCGGGAGCCGAAGGCTGGAACTGTACGACTACTGACGCGATGATCTTCTACTCGCTGACGTATTCGTACAAGCAATGGCATCAGGCATTCGGAAGGATCGACCGTCTGAATACGCCGTTCTCGACGCTGTTCTACTACGTGCTGATGTCCAACGCAAAAATCGACAAAGCGGTCAAGGAAAGCCTGTCGACGAAGCACAGTTTCAACGAAGTCAAGTTCGCTAAGAAGCACGGCGGACTGTTCAATGTGGGGAAGAAAACGGGTGATTTCGTCAAGGCGGCGTGACGAGATTCACTCGAAAGGGGTAGACACTTTTTAGTCAAAACGCTTGCCACTTTTCAAAATAAGTGGCAAGTGAGGCCCTGAAAAGTGGCAAGCTCATCTTTACAAGCCGCCAAAGGGGTGAAGGGGATGTCTGTGTGCGTATGGTGTGAGGAGATCATATCGGACACCGACATCCCCGGTTTTAGTCAAAAAGATCGGTCACTTGCCGGTTTCTTGCCACTTTTAAAACACAAAGTGGCAAGGCCTTTGCCCGGATTCGCCGGTTTTCGATTTTTCGAAGCCGCTGGTCAGAGCGATTCGTGATTTTCACTTGCCACTTTGCCACTTTTTTCTTAAGACTATACGTGAAAAAAGTAAGGCAGATACCAAGTGTTAAATTATAAAGAAGTTGCTCGAAAAAAGTGGCAAAGTGGCAAGTCCCTGTTTTCGAGGTCGCGATGTCCTATTTCGTCGCGAAGCACGGTAGTACGTCCAAGAAAGTGTCAGGTGGGGTCCCATGCAAGAGGAATGGCGAGAGATACTTGAGTTCCCGGGTTACTCGGTGAGCAATACCGGACTCGTGCGCAACGAAGACTTCGGAAAAGATCATGAGATCCGCATGATGACCCAACACGTGAATCAGCGTGGTATCGCAAACGTCAGCTTCAATCGGAGGGGACGACAGTACAAGCGGTCGGTGGCCATCCTCGTCGCCAAGGCTTTCATCACAACGGCCCGATCGCTCGCGTTCGACACACCCATCAATCTCGACGGAGACCGACTCAACAACTGCGTGGACAATCTGGCGTGGCGCCCTCGCTGGCACGCCACTGAGTACTTCCAACAGTTCCGCCAACCGCGGCAGAGCATCGAGCACGACGTCCAGGAATACAAGACAGAGGAGGTGTTCGAGTCCTCTTGGGAAGCAGCGCTGCGTTTCGGCCTTCTCGACTTCGACATAGTCCAGGCCATAGCAAACGCGACGTACGCCCGTCCGACCTTCCAAAGGTTCCGGATCTACAAACGCTGAACGGCAGATACCAATGCGGTGGAAATACATGCGATATGATAGAAGGGATAGAACAAGCCTCTGCTTTTTCACCGTGAAGGGAGTGACGCATGACGGAAGCTAGGTACCAGTCGGAGCTGATCAAAAAGCTCCGGCTTCTGTTTCCCGACTGCGTCATTCTCAAGAACGATCCAAGCTACTTGCAAGGCGTGCCGGACCTAGTGATCTTTCACAAAGACCGGTACGCCTTTCTTGAGGTTAAAGCCAGCGAACGCTCTCGTGTTCAACCGAATCAGGAGTTCTGGGTTCGGAAGATAGACGAGATGTCGTTCGCTGCCTTTATCTACCCTTCCAACGAAGAGGACGTGCTCTGTGCTCTCGAGCGAGCGCTTCACGGGATTTAGGTCCCACCCGAGACTCGAAGGCTCACACGCCTTTCTAAGCGCCTCAAAACACCACTGGCTCAGGTACTCCGATGAGAAGCTGATAGAGAGTCTGAACACCGCCTCAGCGGCTGCACGGGGTACTAGGCTCCATGCCTGGGCAGCGGAAGCGATCGAACTCGGTCGCAGGCAGCCGGAGAACCACGATGTCTTGAGCGAGTACATCAACCACGCTCTCGATTTCGAGATGACGCCAGAACAACTTCTGTTCTACACGATCCACGCTTACGGCACGGCTGACACGATCGGGTTCGAGCCCTACATCAGTCACCCGAAGTTCGCAGGATTCCTTCGCATCCACGACTTCAAGTCTGGAGTCACGAAGACGTCCGAGGATCAGTTGTACGTCTACGGCGGGTACTTCTGCCACGAGTACGGCTTCAGGCCGTTCGAGCTCGATGGCGAATTTCGCATCTATCAAGGTGACGAAGTTCGAGTCTACGAGCTCGACCGTGAGCACCTGGCGTACGTCTACGACAGACTTGAATACGCGAACGCAATCGTCGACAAGCGGAGATCGGGGGAACTGTTTTGATCATCAACGAGGACGACCACAACGCCATCACCGGCGTGGTGATCAAGGACGACGACCCCGACGCTGCCGAGCACTACGGCATCAAGCAGAAGTCGGGTCGCTACCCTTGGGGTTCTGGAAAGACCCCACACGAGCGTGCAGCAACCTTCCAGGGCATCATAAAGGATCTGCGAAGCCAAGGGCTAAGCGACACCGAGATCGCCAAGGGTTTCGACATGACGACCTCGCAGCTTCGTACCACTGTCGCCATGGCAAAGGAAGCTCGAAATCAAGATCTGATCCGTCAGGCTCAGAAGCTACGGGACAAGGGTATGTCCAACGTAGCCATCGGCAAGAGGATGGGCATCCCCGATACCACTGTCGGAAACCTTCTCAAGCCGGGCCGTAAGGACAAGGAGAATATCCTTGAAGCTACGTCTGAGATGCTCCGCCAGCAGGTCGATGCGAAGAAGTACATCGATGTCGGGAAGGGCGTAGAACTCCATCTCGGAATAAGCAGTGAGAAACTCAGGGATGCGCGCCGTCTCCTCGAGGACGAGGGCTACACCCTGCACTATGTCCCCGTCGAGCAGCTCGGTACCGGCAAGAGCACCACGCTCAAGGTGCTTGCGGCCCCTGACACCACCTACAGCGAGGTCTGGAAGAACCGCGACCAGATCCAACCGGCCATGCTCAAATCTTCCGATGGCGGACGTTCCTACGACCGTATCGAGCCTCCTGTTTCGGTAGACTCGAAGAGGGTCAAGGTCCGTTACGCGGAAGAAGGCGGCACCGACGCGGACGGCGTGATCTACGTCCGACCCGGTGTGAAGGACGTCTCTCTCGGCGGTTCTCGTTATGCCCAGGTACGCGTTGCCGTCGACGGAACGCATTACCTCAAGGGCATGGCAATGTACGGCCAGGAGAAGGACTTCCCGCCTGGAGTCGATCTAGTCTTCAACACCAACAAGTCGAGCACCGGCAACAAGCTCGATGCGATGAAGAAGATGCAGGTCGACAAGCTCACTGGTGAGATCAGCAAGGAAGACCCATTTGGGTCCAACATCCGTGATCAGGTCTATGCGAAGCACCCTGACGGAACGTTCGTCTACGACTCCTTCGGCCGAAGGAAAGTCGAATCGGTGATGAACATCGTCAACGAAGAGGGTAAGTGGGACGAGTGGTCCCGCAATCTCTCGTCACAGATGCTGTCGAAGCAGAAGCCTGCGCTGGCCAGAAACCAACTCGACATGGCTTACGAGAGCAAGCAGCGTGAGTTCGACGAGATCATGAGTCTCACCAACGAGACTGTGAAGAAGCACCTGCTGGAGAAGTTCGCCGATTCAGCAGACGCTTCTGCGGTTCACCTGAAGGCTGCTCAGATGCCTAGGCAGAAGACCAAGGTCATACTGCCGATCAACTCGATGAGCCCGAAGGAGGTCTACGCGCCCACGTTCAAGGACGGAGAGCGCGTAGTCCTGATTCGCTTCCCGCACGGCGGCAAGTTCGAGATCCCCGAACTGACGGTCAACAACCGGCATGCCGAGGCGAAGAAGCTTCTTGGTAACGCGCCTGACGCTATCGGCATTCACAGCAGTGTTGCCGAACGCCTTTCTGGTGCGGACTTCGATGGCGACACGGTTCTGGTCATTCCTAACAACCACGGGAAGATCCAGACCGAGCCTGCTCTTGAGGGTCTTAAGGGGTTTGATCCTCAGAAGTACAAGATCCCTGAGGGCAGTTCAGTCCCCAAGATGAACGCCAAGACCAAGGCTATGCAGATGGGCCTCGTGTCCAACCTCATCACTGACATGACCATCAAGGGCGCACCCAACGATGAGCTTGCTCAGGCCGTCCGCCATTCAATGGTGGTCATCGATGCGGAGAAGCACGGCCTTGACTGGAAAGCCTCGGCTCGGGACAACGGCATCTCGCAACTCATGAAGAAGTATCAGAGGGGTCCTCAGGGCGGCGCGTCAACCCTGATCTCCAGGGCTGGCTCTGAGGCACGCATCCTGGATCGTAAGCCCCGTCCTGCGAAGGAAGGCGGCCCGATCGACCCACTCACTGGTAAGCGGGTCTACGTAGAAACAGGAACCGAGTACTACAACGGCAAGCCCAAGACCATCAAGATCGAGAAGCTAGCCCTCACTGACGATGCGCATTCGCTTGTATCGGATGCTCGTACTCCGATTGAGGTGATCTACGCTGATCACTCGAACAGGTTGAAGAACCTTGCCAATGAGGCTCGTAAGGCCCAGTACAAGGCCAAGGACATCGAGTACTCCCCCTCTGCTAACAAGGCGTATGCGCCAGAAGTCAGGATGCTCGACGCCAAGCTACGGGATGCTCTTCGTAACGCACCCCTCGAACGACAGGCCCAGGTGATTGCTAATGCCCGGTACCGTTTGAGGAAGGACGCCCAGCCTGACATGGACCCAGCAGAGATGAAGAAGCTGCGTTCGAAAGAACTTCAGGATGCGCGTGTACGTGTGGGTGCAAAGAAGGATCTGGTCAAGATCGAACCACGTGAGTGGGAAGCAATCCAGGCTGGTGCCATCACCAAGAGCAGGCTCAACCAGATCCTGGACAACACTGACGTGGAGAAGGTCAAGGCTTTGGCTACTCCTCGAGAGAAGTCGAGCATGAGTACTACTGACCTGGACCGAGCCAAGCTCATGCTCCTCGAGTCACCGAGCACAGGTCTGCCTAAGCACACGCTTGCTGAGGTAGCCGATCAGCTCGGTGTCTCGGTGGACACGCTCCGATCCGCACTGGCAGGTGAGGGATCATGAGTGATCAGCACATGCTCAGTACCAGTGACAACCAGTTCAATCCATGGACACAGTGGGATGACTGGCTGGCGTATGACACCCATGAGAACTACCACTCCCTCTCCCTCCTTGCCCGAGTAGCTCGGACAACTAACGGAGAGATCGATCAGGTCGACGATCAAGCGACTGAGGACGCAATCGACGAGATCGTTCGTGAGAATCTTTCGGGTGTTCACATCAAGGTAGCGAAGCCTTCGGAACCTCAGACTCCTGAGTCCTAGCTACTTCCCGTGACAGGTCCGAGATCAGTTCTGATTCAGATGGTCGATCCCCCCGACCAATACTGGGTCTTCCCCCAACTGATCTCGGGCCGCCACACGGTTTGGCTACAGGTCTTCTCTGTTTTTGCCTGCCCGATCAAGGTACGGGGGGAGGGGTCTCCCAAATTTGACCCCCCTATGGATCGCCCGACCACCAAAAATAGCCCCGGCGGGACTTTTGGGCAAAGTTTTTGCCCCCTGAGGCTTTCCCCGGGGGTTCCTCGCATCAAACTCTGGGCAGTGGCATCCGCCGCAGCGAGGAATCCCCAGGCGAAGCCTCAGTTTTCTTGTCATGAACCCTACCGAAAGGAGTTGTAAACTGTGCCTGTCAATCGCAGAAGTGTTCCTTCAGCTGAGACAAGTAGAAGCCGTCGGAAGCCCGACA